GGAATGCAAAAGGTGTGATGGCGTGGGCTTCCTTCCTGATACTGGCCCATATTTCCATGACCGACAAGATTGCCCCGATTGCAAAGGCACTGGGCGGGTCGATGCCCTCCCAGGATTGAAGGAGCCGTGCCCCTGCCCAAGTGTTATGGAGGGGGACAATAAGTTAGCCATAGGCCAAAAATGCCCCGAATGTTATGAGTCTCTAGCTGGGGAGGGCTATGACCATTCTGTTCTGTGCTCTGTCTGCCAGGGTCGAGGCTGGGTTGCTACACAGGACTTGGCGGTGATACTGGAGGCCACTGAAAGAATTGATGGGCTGGAACTGCACATAGGTAAAGGCTCTACTGATTGGATTTACTATGGAGAAGAGGCTATTTCCGAAGGTTGTGAAACAGGCCCTGTTGAGGAGCGTACCCTCAAAGCCATAGCCCAAGCTCTCAAAGCTTCGGGGGCGACTCTGTATGAGGAGGAGTAGAAGACCAGCAGAGAGAGGAGTTGATGCCTGATGCCGCAGACACATGGGACCGGTTGCCAATGTGAACTGTGTCGAGCAACCATGCCACCAAGGGACACCGCCTTGGGGAACGAGGGGTAACTGCCCGTAGGTGTGCAGAGCAGAGGAACAGAAAGGAGGTAATCCACATTATGGCTACGCCGGAAGAGATGGAGTTAGAGGCGGCTAACGCGGAGAAGGCATTCACCGAAATGAAGGATGTTGATGAGGCAACCGTCCTCATGATATCCAACTGGTGGAATGACTTCTTCAAGAAATGTGGACATAAGCGGTTGGGGCGGATCTTGGTCGCCCATGCCCGGAATAACATTGGGAGGTAGAGCATGGCTGAACCAACCGGGAAGTCACAAGGTATGGAGGACCTCATAGACGCTCTCAACCCATCAGGAAGAAAACGGGTAGACTCCATCAAGGCGGATGTCTGTTCCTGGTGTGGTTGTCCTGCCACAGTTTTTAAGGACGAGCTGTCTCGTAAGGAGTATACCATATCGGGCTTCTGCCAAAAGTGCCAGGATAAAACATTTGGGAGGTAGATCCACATGTCAGAGGAGAAGCTCTGCTGCTGTAATCACAAGCCGGTATGCGTGAAGTGTCAGGTGGAGCTACGCAACCGTATGTCTGGGGTGGGAGTATTGGACATAGCCCAATTTGGTCCATATAAGGTCTGGGATGCTGACCTCTACTACTGCCCCTCATGTGGATTTGAGGTGGTGATAGGGTTTGGGGTACATGCCATAGCTCATCATCATGAAGAGGGCTTCACTGAGACTCTGAACAGATACCGAGCAAGGACTCGTCTCATAGAAAGTCGCTAAGAAAGGAGGTGATCCACATCATGGCGAATTGTAGTAATCCCGTACAGTGCCAAATGGCTAAAAGACCCCTGTGCACATGTGATTGCAAGGGCTCAAACCACAGCATCCTTAGGTTAAAGCTTGAGGATTCTGTAACCCACAATGATGCAGTGAGGGACCTTGAGGCTCTCCGACAACTTCAGGCTAACCTCAAGAAGGACAAGAAGAAGCAGCGTCGAGAGAACCGAGCTGCGGAGAAGAGGGAGAGGGTGGCTGTATGAACTGTCCCACATGTGGAGGGAACCTGGAGCTGGAACAGGTTAGAGAGGTGGAGGCTGAGGATCAGGCTTTGGTCGATCGGAAGTGCACCAGCTGCCACCTTGGGTGGACCGTTCTTTACCAGGCTTCACAGATAATGTCAATCACTCAAAGGGAGGTGGAAGTGGGAGAATACGGCTTCGACTATACCTGCCCGGGATGTGGATTTACCTCTCACGTGTATACAGTCTACAGGACTCACCTCATAGCCTGCTTCAAATGTGGAGTCCATATACCCCGGGGGAATATCACTCAGACGGGTGGGTATGAACTTCTCCCTGAGAGGATATTCAGTAGGGGGGGTGGATCTAGAGGTGGGAGGCATAAAGGATCCATAGGATCCACCTACACGAGAACTCCTAGAGCTCACAGACCGGCTCCAGACGGATCCACCTCTCTCGCAGATCTAGCAGAGAGCCTCGGTATAGAGTCGAAGAAGCTCCGAAGCTGGCTACGTAAGGTGGGCTGGCGCTCTCAGGAGGAGGCTAAGACATCATGGATATTCAGTGCCGATGAAGTACAGGAGGTAACCTCGAGGCTAAAGGGATCCACCTAACCTGTAACCTTCTTGCCTTCTCATATCTAAAATGGAGATAACCTAGCTATAACCAACATTGACAAATCGGACTATCTTTGCTATAATCAGTACGTAGAGATAAATAATCTCTAACATTTATCAGAAAGGAGGTTTCCACATCATGGCGGAGCAAGAGAAGAAACTCAAGGCGGAGAAACCCAAGGAGTCTGAGATGGTGGGTCTCAAGGAGGTGGCCAAGCAGGCTGGGATCACAGCCCGGGAAGCCAGGGTGCTCTTGAGGAAGGCCATTCCCCGGAAGGATGACCAGAAGAGAGCTCGCTGGCAGTGGGCCCCAGGGGCGGTGGCCGGCATCGTCGCCACTCTGAAGAAGGCAGTGGCCGATAAGGCCAAGGCCAAGGAGGAGAAGGAGAAAGAGGAAGCCGGTTAGGTCCCTCGGACTGCTCAGAGTCTCACATCTACGGTTGGGCCCTGCTACCTAGTGGGGCCTTTCCGTAGGTGGACTCTACCGAATTGACAAGAAGGATCCCATCAATTATAATTGGGCTATTAGAACAAAGGTAGCCGATAAAATTGGACAATTTGCCTCCTATTCGTATCACCAAGTATCTAAAAAGGCTAGTCCTAGAAAGGGATCAGTATATCTGTAGAGAGTGTGGGATAGAAACACTGAGACCAGAAGAAGCTCATAGGCTACCCCATGTTCACCACCTAGATGGGCATCAGGACCATAATGAATTGGATAATTTAGTTACCAACTGTGCCAGCTGCCACAATTCCTCCCCCAAGGAGCTCCCTAAGGTGAGAGTCTCTCTTCTTACTGCAATCTTTAAGGATCGATTTCTAAAGCCTGTACAGGTGGCTGAGCTATTGGGTCTTCACAGAAAGACAATCATTAGATGGATTTATAGGGGTTGGATTAACGCTACAACCACTCCTGGGGGGCATTATATTATCTCGCAACAAGAGGCAGAGCGCTTGAAAGGGCTCTTCAATGGAAAACCAGATCACCCTTAGTCCTACCAGGATAAGGACTTGGGTGCGATGTAAACGAAGCTATCATTGGAGGTATAATCGCCATCTCATCCGCTTCCGCAAAACCGTACCTCTCTCGCTAGGTATAGTGACCGGCCAAGCTCTGGCATATTACTATTCTTTACCTCCCGAGAAAAGATCTCACGAGGCCTTAGGTCGGTGTTTCAATCGGTCAGTAAGGAAACATCATGAGGAGTTCTTCTCAAATGTGGCCGAGAGGTATAAGGCAGAAGCTATTGCCGATTGGAAGAAAGTCACCAGTGTGTCCAAGGGTCTCCTTGAGAAGTATCACTCTTGGGCTCAACCCAGGGATGAAGAATTCTCAGTCGTCTCAGTAGAGAAGAGCTATACCATCGCTCTCACTCCAGAGATCCACCTACTCGCGATTCCAGACGCAGTTGTGATGGAGAACGAAACCTCCTTAGTATTTGAGCACAAGGTAAGACACCGGTTCCGGAAGGGTGACTTTGGGATAGACTATCAGTCAGTAGGTTCCTGCCTGGTGTCCGGCTCCATAGGTACCATCTATAACATCCTAGAGTATGCTAAGACCCTATTTCACAGGGAGGTCATCGTAAGGTCAGACTATGAACTCGATTACTTCAGAGAGATGCTCATCCACATTGGAAAGGATATCCTGTCCACCTCTCCTGAAGATATGTACCCCATGCCTATGAAGCGATGCGCTTGCGATTACTGGGACCTCTGTAATGGAGAGATAAGAGGCCTCGATATGGACGACATCATCCGTGAGCTCTATGTGGAAAGTGTCAGAAGGCCTCCCCAAGAAGAATCAACTGACTCACCTGAGGAGGGATAACATGGTTGAGAAGACAGAGGAGAAACCAGAGGTGGAGGTGAAACCAGAGGAGGCCGCTGAAGAACCTGCCGGGGAAAAACCTACTGAGGAAACAACTCCTAGTCCACCTACTGAGGAAGCCCCACAGAAAACATCCACCTTCCAGGTCAAGTCCAGGCAACCTGGTGAAAAACCCAGGTATCTCAACGTCCTCATTCATGGTGATACCGGTACCGGCAAGACGGTCTTCTGTGGGACCATGATAGAGATGGGCCTGAAGACTCTAGTAGTGGTCTTCAATGAGGATGAACTACTGACCTTAGACCAACGAGGTCTCAAAGGTTATGATTATATTGTGGTGGAGAAACATGAACAGCTGTGGCCCCTCTATCTGGCCTTGAGGAAGAATGAGAAGAAGTACGAAGGGTTGATCCTGGACGGCCTCGCGGATTTCCAACAGACAGCTAAGGACAGTGAGCTTGCTGGAGATGGGGGGGTTAACCTCCAGTTCATGCAAGAGGCTATGAAGGGTAATCGGAGGATGTTCCTCCAGAACTGGGGCAACCTCCTGGAGATGACTCGCCATTCCTTGGACCCCATACTGAAGCTCCCTCTTCACAAGGTAATGACCTGTATATCAGAGGCCGACGATGACCCCAAGACAGGAAAAGTCAAGGTATACCCCTTACTCCAAGGTTCTTTCCAGCAGATGATCTCAGCTCATTTCTCAGTGGTAGGCTATAGCTATGTGGCCCATCAGGCCGGAAAGGCTTACTGGTGCATCACCACTCAACCTCATGAGGTTATTTCTACTAAGGATAGGACTGATCTGTGCAGGGTCCTGGTGAATCCCAAGTTTCAGACTTTCTTGGATGCTCTGAATGGGAAGAAATCGGAGCTTACCAAGCTTCAAGTGGACCTTGCGAGGACCCTCATCTTAAGGCCTCAAGCCACCAAAACTGGTGGAGATGGCAAATAGGTGGAATCTAAGAATCTGAAAAGGAAAGGAGGTGAAATCATGGCGGACAAGAAACCTAAGGTGGAGGAGAGCCAGATAGGGCCAGGAGCGTGGGACATCCCCATACCTGAGGGGGCAGAGCTGGGAGGAATGGTTCCGGGGACTCGTATCATCAAGTGCACCGAGGAACCTAAGGAGAGCCTTTCGAGCAAGCAGGAGCCCCAGACCGAGTTTACCTTTGTGGTAGACGATCCCGCAGCCGGAGACCTCAATGGTAGGGAAGCCCATTACTGGTGCTCTCGGAAGCCCAAGGCGTGGTGGAACCTGGTGCAGACCCTCGATGCTCTGGAAGTGCCCTACGAGATCATCAAGGACGATGCCGGCAATCCCAAGACCTTCCGGTTCGATCCGATGGCCTGTGTAGGCAAGTACGCGAAGGGTGTCTGGGAGGAGCAGACCTATGAGGGAAGGACCAGGTCCAGGCTCCAGCGAGTAATCGGAGTCAGTGAGGATGTGGAGAGCCTGGAAGGTGGGAGTGACGAGCTCCCATTCTGAGGAGCCAGTAGCGGCCTTCGGGCCGTTCTGGACCAGGGAGGCTTGGTGGCAGGATTTCGGCCCAATTTATGAGGGCGGGGGATGCCTTAATAGAGGAGGGTGCCAAGCCAAACTGGGATTGCTTGGGGGCAGGAGGTTTTCTTGAGACAGAGATTTTTCGGGGGCTATGGACGAACGGCTGGAAGTGTCGTCGAGGTGTGGTTTTCCACAAAAAAGAGAAAACCTAGAGTCAGAGCCCCAGCCCCCAAGCAAGCCTGCTGGTGGCGGAATAGGTGAACGGCAACCGCCAAATAAGTAGACGCTAGGGCAGTAGGGTGAGGTATACCGAC